CCCGAATTGAAATTACTCTCCCCTGTTATTTTCGGATTTAACCGTAGACGTTCTTACCGTAAGCAGCTAACGGATTGTCCAACCAGAACTTATAGAACGGCCTACTTTGAACTTCGCTACCCAAGCCCATCTTTAATGCAACATCGCGCCAGAAATCAAATTCTTCTTGAGCGTTCACATACTCACGCAGATATGCATCTAAAATTTGGGGAATGTACTCATCTTTTGATGTTAGGATTTTAAAAAGATGTTTCGATGTGTACATCGGAACAGGTCCTTCATCGGACCACTGCTTTCCCAAAAATTCTAGCTTTTCAGAAACACTTTTGATAATAACTCCAAAAGAACTATAAAGATCAACATCTTCCGCATGCTGCCAGTCTTGTAACGTGTCGTCTCCAACCGCTACTACCATTGGCTCAATCGGAATCTGTTTCTTTATGGAGTAAAATATGTGTAACATGACTTGAGCGTGTGAATTCAAGGATATCGTATTCACACAACCACTGGGAACCACTCCTGGGTGGGTTTGTTTAAAAACCCTACCATCACTCAACACAATTTTCTTATCATAAAAAGCATTTTTGTACAGCTTGGTAGCCTGCACCATCCAATCTTCGTCGGTATTAATCATTCTCTTTCTAAACCTTAATTCTAAGTCTATAATCCATTCAGGAATTGTCCAATCCCAAGCGGACTTGTCGCTGCCGAATATCAAATTTTTGGACTTCCATTGATTGAAATGGTTCTTCCAATTTCCAAAAGGAATCAAACAACCCTGGCAACTTGGAATCTCCAAGGGCTTGTTGTTCTCTTCCGCATTTTGTTTTTGGAAAACCATATGCCATAAAACTTGAACATCTAAAGGACAGCACTGGATAAGCCTCCATCGTTTACTGACCGCCTTCTTTTTCAAATGCGGTTCTCTTTTGATGAAAACTTTCCAGAGAGAGTCCAATTCCTCTTCTAAATACAAAGCCTTAACATTCTCCCATAATAAATTAACTTTACATTGGTCAAATATGAGACCATTAAAACCTAACCAGCCACCAATTGTTGGATTTTGTTGATTAAACCCATAACCCGGCGAACTGCTCATTTCCAAGCCCCACAATACTATCATAAAATTCTCAAAGGAAAACCAGTCATAATGATCTATTCTGATGGAGTGGTAATAACTCTCCATTGTGTAAAGAATAAATTCCATTTCGTCAGAAGTAGGAACGACCGGCGCTTGGCTAGAATGTTTAAAATAATTAGAGTGCGCTACCAACGAGTCATATTCGTCCAAGGCCGTTACCGGTGGATGGACTCTATTTTGAAGTCTTAAAACTATGGATGTATAAACACTTAATTCTAAAGGAATTACAGAAATAATGGTGGAATCTACTCCCCGCGCAAAGCTCGGAGTTCTTCCTCCGGGAGTAACGACAACCATTTTTGCTTCTTCGTCATAGGCTTTGATGACGAGCTTGCACCTTGCGACGTCGCTGATGGCTTGGGCGACTTTCCAGTTCCACTCGAACTTTGTTTTCGGGTGGCCCCTGTTGCCGCTACCGATTTCGACAAAGCCCCATAATTGGGGCTCATCTGAAAAACCGCTTCAGCATCCTGATACAACAGGGTGTTATAACGATTATTTCCCAATGTTTCTCTTAGAGAATCTTTATCAAAGACATGGTATTTGCCTTTGTAATAGATTTCTACTTCATCATGTCGTTCTTGTTTTATAACAGCGTCGTTTTTCCTGCGGCCGTCAGCGTTGAACAAATTACTTTGAACCCATTGACCCGTATAATCCGTGTCATTTGATTCAGGAATGGATGAAAAGTCATCCTTCCTACGAGTAATTTTCGCTCTGATTAAATCAATAGCGACACCATTGTTGAACTTACCGCCAGAAAGGTGCATTGCCAAAGCAACGTCTCCACTTTTGTATAGAGCGCCGCTGTAGCCATTCATAGTGGTGCCGGAATATTTAACTACTCCGAAACCACTAACCTGTGAATTTTCGAGTTTGCCAGTCGTCCCCTTTCCATAAACGCCTGTAACAGCCACTTGAGTTGGCTTGTCTAAATATCCAATACTTACACGAGCCACTCCAATTTTGCTCCAAGCGTCACTTCCTAAGTCAAAAGCCAGCACATCATGCAAAAGGTCTATAGGTTCAAAGCCAGACAGATAATATTCTTTATCACCTGAAACAGACGAAATGAAAACTTGATTAGTTGGGTCATTACGATTAGCTGCACAATAAACATGAGCAGGCATGACGAGAGCGTCATAAATACGACAACCCTTTCCAATAGCTTTCTTTTCCGAATCCAGAACAAGAACCTCGCCTTTGCAATGCGGTAGCATGACTTCAGAGGAACCAGCAACAATCGATTCATGGACGTCAGAACACTCAGCGGGCTTAAACCCCTTAGGTCCGACATCCTTAACGAAGATTCTGCGAACGAATTTCCAAACCCAATTAAGGACCTGAAATATCCGTGAGAAATGATTAATTTCCTCACTCCAACGACGGTAATTTGCAAGAAACCACCGAAGAAAGGACCAGAGATGAGGCGCAGTCATTGCTGCTAAAACGGCCGACCTGGAGTAACTGTTCTCCAAAGTGGCCGCGACAATATCGCGTCCTTGACGATATAAAGCTTGAAATAATTTCATAGCTATAGATGATACACTGTCAGACATTATTTTATTTTCAATTTTCCTACGTAAATCGAGAATTGTTTGATCAAGTTTAAAACTGACAAAATAAACGTTTATA